GATGCCGACAACGATTCGGCAGGTGTTAAAAGTTATTGGACTAATCTAGTAGTCAGAACATTAACAAATACAGTGGTAAACAATTTAGAAGTACAAGGACGGATTACAGGTAATTTAATCCCTAGTGCTAATGTAATCTATGATCTAGGTAATGTAACACATCGTTGGAGAGATTTATGGTTAAGCGGTAGTACAATTCACATTGGTAACGCTAATATCTCAGTGAGTAACGGCAGCATACAATCATCAGCACCGATACGTGCTGATATTACAGGTAATGTCACTGCTGGTAATATCACTGTTAGCGGTAATACTATTTCGATAGGTGGAGCCACACTAGATGTATCTACTGGCACATTAGAGTCTAGTCTTCCTATAGCAACAACAAATCTAACTATCAACGGCCCACGACTTGATTTTGTTCAAGGAGCATTTGTTGAAGAAAGCGAAATAGCAGGCAATCCTGGCCACTACGGACTAGCACTCAATAGCCCAGATGATGGTATTGTTGGTTTAAATGCTTTAGACTCTAATGCCGATGTAACCTCTAGTGTAATTGTCAGCAACGTATTAGTTCAACTAAACGTAGCAAATAGCACCCCTGGTGGCAATGCTTTAGTTTGGTTATTTGATCAATCAGGAAATATAACATTCCCAGATGGAACATCACAGAATACAGCAGGCGGCGGTAGTTATGCTAATATAGCTGTTAAAACCTATTTAGAAAACTATGATGGTAGTATTGTTCAAATACCTGATGAACATTTATACATACGTGTTCAAGACGCAGATGATGACAGTTTCAGTGTCTATCAACAGGTAGACGATGGAGCATCGACGGTATTAGGCCAGACACGACTACGAAGAGACCAATATGTGATTGACTTCCCAGTAGAGGGATTCCAGTTTAGATTTACTGATATTGGACAGGCCGAATTACCTGGCAACATTCGCTTTAACGAGTATGTAGATTCAAGTATATACGCAGTAAGCGATAACAGTTATAACGGCTCAGCAGAACTTAAAGTTATTAGTTACTCGGGTGATACCTTAGGCAGTAATGTTCGCGTAACACAAAATTACGCTAGTATCAGTACTAATAATGCCCAATATTCATGGTTATTTACTAATACCAACAGACTGATAGTTCCACAGCACTCTGTGATCACCACAGCCAATGCCACTGGCGGACTTGGTGGCAATACTATCAGTATTGTCGGCGGAGCCAGTGACGCAGACACATGGAACAGTAATCCAGGTGGTAACGTTGACATACAAGGTGGCTACGGATCATTTGGCGATGGTGGCGGTGGCCCAGGCGGCGATGTAAACATTCGAGGTGGTGGTAGCAGTGATGCGCAAGCAGGACGTGTAATTATTAGTTCAGGTGCTAACGATTGGCTTTTTGACTGGGACGGAACTACTACGATTCCTGGAGGTATTACATCCGACAGTACAATCACTATCACTAACCAAAATACCAGTAACGTAGCAGATGTAATAATCCAGTCCGGAGATGACATTATCTTACAGGCCAAAGACCGTTTGCCAGGTAATAATTCAGAAGGTGGCGACATTAATATTTTTGCTGGTGACGGCTGCGATGATAACGGTGTAGATGGAACCAGCAGTGCTGGCGATGTTACTATTGAAGGCGGCATTGGTGGTGCTGCCAATGTAAGCAATGGCGGTGGTGGTGGCTTCGTTGCGATAAGAGGCGGCCAAGGCGGTAGTGCCAGTGCCACAGCGAATGCCGGTTCTGGTAGTACAGTTACTATTGCTGCTGGTGACGCAGGGACCAACAACGGTTTTGCTAACCGGGGTAGTATTGGCGGTGATATCAGTATCAGTGCCGGTGACAGTAATAGTGTAGACGATGACGGTGGTACCATTACGCTGACCAGCGGTACCAACACTGATGGTGCTAACAGGATTGCTGGTTACGTAGAAATTAACATACCAAGCAGTAATATAGGACTAGGCGGTACCTGGACATTTGATGGTACCGGTAGAACATTTAACGTACCACAAGATTCTGAAATATTTGGCGCGAATGCTGGCAATTTAACAGTTGCTAGTGCCGGTAATGTGTTTATACGTAGCATAGATTACACTACACTAACACCCTACACATGGCAATTCAGTGACGTAGGTATACTAACCTTACCTGGTGAAGGCGTCATACAAAGCCTAGATGATACTATTAACCTAACATCCTTAAATACTACATCTGGTTTTGCTAACACTGTGTATTTGGGTAGTGGTGGCGGATTAGGATTTACCGATCAGGCCATTGGTGGCAATTGGCTAGAAATATTTAGATCAGGTATTACACCAGAAATTAAAGCCCCTACAGGTAATCTCCTGATAACCTCAGTGGTTCCGGGAGTATCGTCAAACACTTGGACATTTGGCCAAAATGGTAGTATAACATTCCCAGATAACACAGTACAAACCACAGCATGGACTGGCACAGTCGCATATGGTAACACTATAGCTTTAGGATATAGCGCAGGAGTAGATCAAGGTGAATATTCAGTTGCTATAGGCAGTGAAGCTGGTGCTACTACACAAGGTAACTTAGCCGTAGCAGTAGGACGCAAAGCAGGCTCATCTATACAGGGTGACGGCGCTGTAGCAGTCGGTGAAAGTGCTGGTTGGGCTCAACAGGGCGAAGGAGCAGTAGCAGTAGGCCGAGAAGCAGCTCTCGCTGATCAAAGTGCTTATGCTGTAGCTATTGGTTATAACGCAGGCGCAGATACTCAAGGTGCTTATTCTATAGCAATTGGTCAGGGCGCCGGTACTGCCTCCCAACCAGCTAACAGCATTATTATCAATAGCAGTGCTGATTCTCTAAATACTTCAACAGCAGGCTTGTACATTAACCCTATTAGAAATACCACAGGTAATGTTGGTGTACTTCAGTACAATAACGCAACCAAGGAAGTTTCTTATAGTACTAACGTAACACTTGGTAATGTTACCTTAGGTAATATTATCTTTGCAGACAGTACCGTACAGAATACAGCCTACACAGGATTTACTGCTAACAGTGCTAATTGGTCAAATCCTGCCCCAACTACACTAAATGATGCTATTGACAGATTAGCTATACTAGTTAAAGCATTAAACAGTGGTACTGGCGCATAGTATCAAAAATCATTGACAAACAGTGCTCAGTATGCTAAAATATTAGTATGCTGTCTTTTTGATAAATAAAAATACAACATAGGGCATTAAATGTATGTATTATTTATATGTAAAAACTCACAAATTAACAGGCATAAAATATTTAGGACAAACGTCAAGAAATCCGTATCAGTATCAGGGATCAGGAAAGCGTTGGACCAACATCCTTAAAAAATACGGTAATGATGTTGAAACTAAAATCATATTTGAATCTGAAAATAAAGATGATATTAAAGATAAAGGCATGTATTATTCCACATTGTGGAATGTTGTGGAAGATGAAAATTGGGCGAATATTGTGAACGAAGAAGGTACTGGTGGTGATACATCAAGCAGTCCTAATTATAAAGAAGCGATTAAAACCCGAGATCTATCAAAGTTAAAAACAGAAGAACATAGAAGAAAAGTATCTGAGGCAACTAAGAAGGCTTGGGCAGAGAAATTAAGTTCTCCAGATTTTGATTTAGAATCATACAGACAGATGTGTTCGGAGAGAACTTCTAAAATGTGGGAACAACGCGGTTTCACTGACGAAGATAGAAAAAAACGTTCTGAGACTTGGTTAAATTATATCAATGAAAATCCAGAAGTTGTTGGTAGAATATCCGAAAGCATGAAGAGAGTTTGGTTAGAAAAATCTAAATTATATGAGGTAACGTTCCCAGATGGCCATAAAGAACAAGTTAAATGTTTTAGGGGATGGTGTAAAGATAATAACTTGCCCTACACTAAATTATATAATACAATAAGATATAATAAACCAAGTAAAGATGGATGGATGGTGAAAATAATTGATTAAAATAGTATCAGATTTTACAATAAATCTATGGAGATCTGGCAGAAAAGTAAAATCAAACCCGTCGGGCTGGCAGTCAGGAAATGCCCCGTGTTGTGTACACAATGGTGAAACCGCAGATACTCGCGGTAGAGGTGGGTTTCACACAGACCCTGAAGGTAACATTTCATATTCATGTTTCAATTGTCAATTTAAAGCCAGTTATCAACCAGGTCGTCACTTAACATTCAAATTCCGCAAACTCTTACGCTGGTTAGGTGCTGATGAAAATGACATCAAGCGACTGGTAATTGAAGCAATTCGTATCCGTGAACTGGTTAACCCAGATGAAGTAAAAGTAGAAGCGGAAGAAAAAATTGAATTCAAAGTTCGTACGCTACCTGAAAGTGCCTTAAGTTTTCAGCAATTTCTAAGTTTTCACTTATTAGATAACTTTCAAAATGTACCACAGTTGTTAAATTCAGCAGTGGACTATGTTAAAGAACGCAAGATAGATACAGACCGTTATGACTTTTATTGGACAGATAGCACAGAGCATAGTCTACATCAACGTGTGATCATTCCTATGTATTGGGAAGGCAAGATCGTTGGCTATACCAGTCGTGCTTTTGTAGATGGTGTAAAACCCAAATACTACAGCAACTATGAACCCAATTTAGTGTTTAACTTAAACAACCAACAACCAGAAAGTAAGTTTGTTATTGTTTGCGAGGGACCGTTTGATGCGATGGCCATTGATGGTGTAAGTGTTATGAGTAATGACTGTAGCGAAACGCAGGCAGACATTATTGACAGTTTAGGCAAAGAAGTTATTGTAGTAGCGGACAGAGATCGAGCAGGTGCACAATTAATCAATCGTGCTGTTGAGTATGGGTGGACGGTTAGTTTTCCTATATGGCAAGAAACCTGCAAAGATATCAACGAAGCAGTGATTAAATATGGTAAGTTGTTTGTATTAAAAGCTATATTAGATGCTAAAGAAACGAGCAAGTTAAAAATTGAATTGATGAAAAAGAAACTGTATAATTAATAGTATGAGCAAAGATTATTCACTAGACCTACAAAAACTTTTTATTGAAATGATGATGCAGGATGCAACTGCCTATGTCAGAATTCAAAACATCTACAATCCAGAAAACTTTGATCGCGGACTCAGAGATGTAGCGCGATTTATTAAGGAACACACTGATCAACACAGAACTATGCCCACGGTTGATCAAGTCAAAGCAGTAACAGGAATAGAACTTAAAAATGTTCCTGACTTAAATGAAAGCCACTATGAGTGGTTCATGACAGAGTTTGAAGGCTTTACTAAGAAGCAAGAACTTGAACGTGCTATTCTCAAAGCCGCAGACATGTTGGAAAAAGGTGACTTTAATCCTGTAGAAAAACTGATCAAAGATGCTGTACAGATTAGTTTGACCAAAGACATGGGTACAGATTACTTTGCTGATCCTAAACTGCGTCTTGAAAAATATTACAGTAGTGGTGGACAGGTGTCCACAGGTTGGCCGCAAATGGACAAACTATTGTATGGAGGATTCAGTCGCGGTGAACTAAACATCTTTGCTGGCGGATCTGGTTCAGGTAAATCGCTGGTTATGATGAACATTGCCTTGAGTTGGTTACAACAGGGACTAAGTGGTGTTTATGTAAGTTTAGAATTGAGCGAAGAACTTTGTGCCTTGCGCACTGACGCTATGCTCACTGGTATGAGTACAAAAGATATCCGTAAAGATATGGATACGACAACTATGAAAGTGCGCCTTGTAAGTAAGAAAGCGGGTCAGTATCAAATTAAAGGTATGCCAGCACAGAGTAATGTTAATGATATTAGAGCATACTTAAAAGAATATCAAGTTCAAACAGGACGTAAAGTGGACTTTGTTATGGTAGACTACTTGGACTTGGTCATGCCGGTTAGTGCTAAAGTTAGTCCTAATGACCTGTTTGTCAAAGACAAATATGTGTCAGAAGAACTGCGTAATCTAGCCAAAGAACTTGGTGTGTTATTTGTAACTGCGTCGCAGTTGAATCGTTCAGCAGTTGAAGAAATTGAATTTGACCACAGCCATATCGCAGGTGGCTTGAGTAAGATCAACACAGCAGACAATGTGTTTGGTATCTTTACTAGTCGTGCTATGCGTGAGCGCGGACGCTATCAAATACAGTGTATGAAATCGCGTAGTAGTACTGGTGTAGGACAAAAGATTGATCTAGACTATGATATTGAAACTATGCGTATCACAGACAGTGGCGCCAGTGATGAAGAGCAGGGTAGCGGTGTAACTAACATCCTAAGTCAAATTAAATCTAGTAGTACAGTAAATCAATCCTCAGGTGATACTTCTAAAATTAATGCCTCAGTGGACAGTAGTAAACTCAAGAATATGCTAGCTGGCTTGAAGAAAGCTGAATAGATAAATATACTAAATTGGAGTAACTATTGTGCAAAAGCGCACCCGTAGCATTCTTACAGAGCTTGATGAGTTATTAACACACAAAGACAAGACTAATCTAATTGAAAGTCGTGCTAATAATATTATTAATGGCGCTATAAATCTCATTAATCACATTCGTGAAAACTACGATGCTGAACAAGCAGGAGATCTAGAACGTCGTCTTCTTAATGCTATCAAAGGGCAAGATCCAGCCAAGTTCTCTAGAGGAATCAGGAAGTTAAAAGATGAAGATTAATGAGATTGTGTTAGAGAACCAGGTCAATGAGGGTATTTTTGATAAAGCCAAAGCAGTAGGTGCAGGCATAAAAGGTGCGGCCCAGGGACTATTACGTGGCGCACCTATTCAAGGTGCCAAGGCTGGAGTTACAGCTAGTACAGCGGCATCAAAACAAACTGATCTTATCAATCGTGTAGTGCAAAAAGCAGTACAAGCCTGGGCCACACATAGTCAAACATTGACTACTGCTGGAACACCACCAAAACCAGCTGATGCAGTAGCATGGTTCACTAAGTTTTCAGGCGGCGCAAGTACACCGTCTACTGCTCCATCAAGTATAGCACCTGCTGCTATGCAACAATGGCTGACCAAAGAAGTTGCACAGTATATGGCTAAAAAAGGTACTGCATCACCTGTAGCTCCAACAGCAGATACAACGCAGCAACCTCAAACACAACAACCTCAAACACAACAACCTCAGGTTAAACCAATTTTAGCAGGTGCTAAAACTGCCGCCGGTACAGAAGTAGTTAAACCTGAACCGTTGACTCTTAAGTATAAAAATCAAAATTATGTTCGAGGCGGTCAGCGTGACGGAAAAGACACAGGCGAGTGGACACGGTTTGGCAGTACTAAACCATTACCGCAATCTGAGCAGGCTTTCCTTGACAGTGAAGAGGATGAATTAGCCAGAGCACCGCAGACGCAACCAGCCAGCGATCAAACACAAGCAGGACAAGAGCAACCGCAACAAGTTCCAAATACTCCTGATATTTCAAAGTTGAGTAAAGCAGAGTTGAAACAATTACTTAATGTACTACAAGGAGTAAAATAATGTCTAAGTCTTACTTGTACGAAGGTTTAAATTCTGTAGACACTAAGTCAATGATGTTATGGGAAAGTGCAGGACAATCAATTGCTGAAGCACAATTAACTCCACAACAAATTACACAACTGTTTCAGCAAATTGAACAAGGTGTCACGGCCGCAGGCGGTAATCGCACACTAATAGGTAAAGGTAAAGATGTAGCCAGTGCTGTTAATAAAGCCTATCAAGATTTAAAAGGTAAAGTAGAAAACAGTGCTACTATGCAGTTCTTTGATCAAAAGTACGAGGAAGCAGCCGCTAAACTAAAACAAGCGACCGGTGGTGATGCTGGTGTGATGAAGTATGTAGAAAAATATCGTAGTTTTGCTAAAAAACATCCTGTGGCACAGAGTTTAATCTACGGTGCTCTTATTGCCGCCGCGGGTATCAGTGGCGCAGGCGCAGGTGGTGCGGCCGCACTAGGTTTACTAAAAATGACAGACAAGCTTCTACAAGGTGAGAAGTTTAGTAGTGCCGCAATCAAAGGTGCCGAGACAGGTGCATTGGCCTACGGTGCAAGCAAATTAGGTGACCTAATTAGAGGCGATCAAGGGCAAACTACAACTAGTTCTGATTCCTATACTTCGACACAGACTGGTTATATGGATTCAATTCCTTTAAAAGGATCAGTACATCCGGACTGGTTAAAACAATACCCAACAGGGCAATTCCAATACCAATGGGACGGCTCAGAAGGATGGAGAGTTGTAGACAAAGCCTCTAATCGACTTATGGCAACGTTTACTTCTGGAATGCCTCCAGCAGACACAGTAATGCCAGGTGTAGCCAACAATTTTGAAAGTCGACAATTAACCAGCAAACAAGTTACACAGTTATTTGAAGCCATTGTAATTGAAGCAGGCCTGTGGGACAAATTTAAAACTAACGTATTAGGTGAACCCGAAGAACGT